TGCTCACTTATGGAGCTTATTTTGGAGGCAGGTCTTTTGAGAAAACAAGAAAGTAATGGAAAGAAAAAAATGTCAATGTGGTAATACAAAAGATAGAGGAGGATATTGTGATGGTTCACATAATAGACCTAAGCATATATTTGATATGAACAACCTTCCTTTTCCCTACCTATAATATAAGTATTAATATCATACAAGTATTATAAATATTATAATATAGTTATAATATATTACAGAATATAATATAGTAAATATAGTATATTATAAAGTTTTTTACATTTTATTTGGTTATTTGTAAATAACTTGTTATATTTACAGTATAATTATAAAATAAACAACATGAAAAACATAATAAATTACATACTTTCAGTTTTAGGTATTAAAACACAAAACACAAACAACAATTTTTACATTAACAATGATGGATATTTTGTTGGTAATACTAAATTAAGAACAATATCAGATACTTATATAAGAGATTTATTTAACATTAATTATGCATATGGACATGATTGTGCATGTATAATTTGTGGTAAAGATACTGATGATAATTATTCAGGTAAAATGTTACACAATTTTATAGGACATGCTGAATTTTTACACCCTGTAGATGATAAATTATTCATTAATGCTGACAATTATGATATTGATTGTGGTGAAATAAATTTAGATAGTCTGACTTATAATGATTTAGGTGAGCATGAGGTTTGTTCTAAATGTGTAAGTAAAATGAAAGCATCTAATCTAGATGAATATTTAGTCTAAAAAATTTCTTTTCATTATAGAAAGAGAAACCCTGACTTTTTAGTTGGGGTTTTTTTTATAACTTTATTATATGGCAAGAAAAGTTAAAAGAAAAACATTAGTAAGAAAGTTAGATAAAATCTTTTCACAATACATAAGAGAAAGAGATACTAACAGTAAGGGTTATGGTAAGTGTTGTACATCAGGTAAAACTATTCATAAGAGTAATGGACATGCAGGTCATTTTATAAGCAGAAGATTCATGTGTACTAGATGGGATGAGGAGAATGTTCATCTACAATCAGCTTATGATAATACATTTTTAGCAGGTAGACAATATGAGTATGCATTATTTATAAATAAAAAATATCATGCAGACAAAGCTACTGAACTACTAATAAAGTCAAGGGAGACCTGTAAGTTTTCTATAGATGAATTACAGGATATGATAGAATATTATAAAACTTTATTGGAAAAATTATAATATATAATAATAATTATTGTATATTAGCTGTAGAAAAATAATTTAACTACAATGGTATATAGAAAAAAAGGTGAAGAACCTACTGCAAAAGACAGTATGATAGAGGACCAAAAAAACAGGTTCAATCAACTGTATGAACTTTATAAAAACTTACACACAGATTATAAAGAAACTTTAAGGGAGAAAACAAGTCTCCAATTAAAAGTCTCAGCACTTGAAGGAAAAATTGAAGCATTAGAAAAAGTCTACAATGAATGGCAAAAAAAAAATAATGCTTTAAATAAAAACATTAACTTTAATAAAACATATGATGGCATCCACAAATATTAAAAAGAGTACAATAGAATATATAGAAGGGGATAAAGGCACATACAATAATAATGAGCATACTTTTCTTAAATATAGACTGCATTTAAAAAATGGTGATAAGCCTGATTTTTTAGCTAAGTCTAAAAAAACAATAGACAACTTTAAAATAGGAGATGAGATTTCATATTCATTTAAAGATAATAAAAGCAATAATGCTAAATTAGAAACTGAGTTTAATAAACCTAATATAAAACAAATGGCAAATAATAATCAAACAGCTAACAATGCTGTTATGTCTCAACAAGAATCTATAGCTAGGTCTGTTGGGTGGAATAATGTAGCTGCAATAATACTTAGTCCTGAGTTTCAAAAACACTCTGATTTATCAGAAGTAGAATTTGATGACAAACAAAGAGTAAAAGGCAAAGTGTTTTCAAATAGACAAATGTTTATGCTACAACAATGTGCTAGTGCAGCAGATATAATATTTAAACAACTAATAACTAAACCTGAATAATTATGGCAAAACCTGATTTTGTACAAGGAGTGTATCTAGATGAATCACCAAAAGATTTTGTGGTGGTTAAGATGAGGATGCACATAGATAGATTCAAAGAACATTTAAACAATCCTGATGTACAGGATGTAGTAAAAAAGAACAATGGCTACTTGTCAATGGATGTTCTTAGAAGTAAGAATGGTAAACTTTACATACCACATAGTGATTTCTCACCTGAGAAAAAAGTAACAACAGTAGAACACAACCCTGATAGAAACTTAGGCTATGGGGATGATGACCCATTTACAGATTAAAAGATGATACTAGACATTAAATCCCAACTTGATTTAATCCACAAAATAAGAAATGGAACTATCAAGGAGGGGTTGGCTCTAGGCATTAAATCATTTGATACATATTTTAGATTTAAAGAAGAATTTGGAGTATTCTTAGGACATAGTAATGTAGGTAAAACTCATTTCTGTTTCTACTTAATGTTTCTCTATAGCTTAAAGCATGGATTAAGATGGCTATGTTATAGTAGTGAGAATGAAGTTTACAGTAATATAAAAAGAATAATAGAGTTTAAGTGTGGTCTACCCATTAACAAGATTGATGAGGAGGAGTTACTTGAAGCAAGTAAATGGGTGGATTCACATTTTAAATTTATAGCAATAGATGATATACAGACCTATAAGTCTTTACTAGATTTAGGAGCAGAAATAAAAAAGGGATGGGATTACAATGGATTCCTAATTGACCCTTACAACTCTCTTGCTAAAGATAGAGAACTATATAGAAGTGTAGGTGGTCATGAATATGACTATACAGTTTGTAGTGAGTTTAGATTGTTTTGCCATAAACATAAAGTAGCACTATGGCTAACTACTCATGCAGTAACAGAGGCTCTTAGAAAAGTACATCCTGCTCAACATGAATATGCAGGTTATCCTGTATGCCCTAAATTTAGTGATTGTGAAGGAGGTGGCAAATTCTCAAATAGACCTAACTTTTTTTGCTCAATTCATAGGATGGTCCAACATCCATTGGACTGGATGATTACAGAGATGCATGTTTTAAAAATTAAAGATACTTCAACTGGCGGCATGCCCACCAGTTTTTTAAGCCCAATCAGGATGAGGTCAGTAATAAATAATGTTGGTTATAGTCTAGAGGGAGAGAACATGAAAGAGTTGATAGATGAATATACTAGAGAAAGCAGCAAAGAAACATAAGATATGGGTAAACATATGCAAGTCATTTGGATTGGACCAAGCAACAGCAGAGGATTTAGTTCAGGAGTTATATATAAAAATTCATTATCTTACAGAAAAGGGAACAGATATTAGTTATGGTGATGATGATGTTAATTACTATTATATATTCAAGACATTGTACACAATGTTCTTACAACTTAAAAAGAAAAGAAATAGAATATCATTTGTTAGTGAGGAGATATTGGCAAACATTGAAGATGGAGAACAGGTTGAATTTGCAAGAGTTGAAAAGAAGTTTAATGAAGAATTTTCTAAACTACATTGGTATGACCAAAAGGTATTTGAAATAATAGCATCAGGTACAAAAATATCTGAGCTTAGTAGAAAGACAACAATTACATATATAAGTTTATACAATACCTATAGAAATGTAAAGAAGTTGTTGAAGAAAAAGGTAGGATTATGAAACTGGAAAAAGGAATAAAAAGATTTTTTAAGAATGGATATAAAATGGCAGCAGGACATAAAACAAAGAAACCAATGAAGCTAGGAGACTTTGTAGAAAAAGTAATAAGAATAATAACCTTTGGTTATGGTAAAACTATAGCTAAATCTGTAGCTAAGTTATTTGGCTATGAAGATTGTGGGTGTGATAAAAGACAGGATAAGTTAAACAAATATATAATTACAAAAGATGGCATTAAGAAGTTATAAGAGTTTGCTAAGGCAACAAATGGAACAGGAGGACTACATAGATTTTACTGGATTTAAAACATCTATGAGTAAAGGATTTACTGATGATGATTTAAAAATTGTTTATAGATTACATGCAAAGTATTTTGAACATAAATATACTGAACCTTGTGGGTGTGGAGGAGCTAGGAAGATGGACACAATTAATGTGTGGATAGGAGATTTAGAAAAAATTTATGACAATGGGGTTCAAACCAAGAAGTTATCAGAATAAAGGTAATTGGAAAAAAGGAGAGTTATCAGAAAAAAAGTTTAAAGACTTTATGGACAAAATAGGAATAGGAGCTACAAAGACATCAACACATATAGATAAGAACTACCATGTAGATTTTATAATTGGTAAGATAACTCCTGTAGATTTAAAGGGTGATAAAAAAACTGATGCTGTATGGTTAGAGAAAAGAAATGTGTGGGGTGGTAAAGGTTCACTATATGGCTTTGCAAAATATATGGTTATTGAGTATCTTGATATAAATAGTTATGTGTTCTATGATAGACTAGGATTAGTTAAATACATTAAAAGATTCAAAGATGTATGTGTTAATAAATCAGACTATCATTGTTTATATACTAGGGATGGCAATAAAGATGTAATAATAAAAGTTAGAGAATCAGATATAAGAGATTATGAAAAGTACAGATTTCAATATTAGTGTTCCTACAAAGGACATAGACAGAGAGTTAGTCAGCAAGAAACTAGACAACCTAAAAGATATGCAGTATCTAACAAATGCTGAGATAGCTAATAATATTTTATTAGAGTATCAGAAAAAGAATCCTACTAATGAAAAGCTAGAGACATTAATTAATGCTGTAGTGCAAATACATTTTTATGTAACAGAGCTGCAAAATGATAGACATCTTTTGATGTTAAGTATAGATGAATATAGAACAGATAAATTAAGAGCTATTGAAAGAGCTAGAAAAGCTGAATCCAAACTGGAGACCAAAGAAGATTGAACTAGGAGTAGAATTAGAATTTGAAACTGATACAATTTACAAAGGTGCAGAGATAGATATTGAGAATCTTATAATAGACCAACTCAATCTTATATGGATGGATTTTGAGGCAATACCTAATATGTATGAAGAAGTCCTTGTTACATTTCAGAACATGGAATTGTTAGCTAGAATAATAGGTAAGTTTTATCATGTACACAATAAGACATTATATATAACAGTAACACTTAAACTACAAGAATGAAAATAACACTATTAGATGGAACAGAATGGGAAAAAGAAGATATAATAGAGAAGTCATATGATGATGATTTTTACTATGGATATTTAGGTAAAGCAGCTTTTTCTAGTACAACAATCAAACACTTACTATCATCACCTAAAACATACAAACATATATTAGAGTATGGTCAATCTGATGCACAAGCATTAAGAGATGGGTGGCTTATGCACACTTGTGTGCTAGAGAATCATGTTTTTAATGAGCAAATTTTTATAGATGTGCAATCAAAGAATACAAAGAAATATAAAGATGCTGTCAAAGAACATGGCAGGGTTTTTACAATGAAAGAGAAAAATGATGCAGAAAGATTAGCAGATGCATTACTAAGAAATGAAATGGTATTAGAGAAACTAAGTGGAAGTAGATTTGAGGTTCCTGAAATAGGCACAATAAATTGTGATGGTGTTGAGTTCCCTTTTAGAGCTAAAGCAGATATTTTAAAGGCTAATGAAATGTATGATTTAAAAAGCACAAGTGCATTACAAGGATGGAAGTATTCAGCAGAGAAATTCTCTTATGATGTCCAATGCTTTCTGTACTGTGAGCTGTTTTCTATAGAGCCTGAGAATATGGGATTTATTGTAATTGATAAAGGAAGTTTAGATATAGGATATGCACAATGTACAGAGGAATTTCATTTAAAGGGTGGATTAAAAGTAAAGAGAGCATTAGAAACTTATCAGGAATGGTTTATGCAGGATGCAGATTTAGACCAGTATTATATAAACATAGAACTATGAAACATTACATACCAAAAGCAGATTTAAGACATCATTACAGAACAACTAAAGCTGACATAGCTTTTCAAAAAAGACTATTGAGATATATAGTTTGGGGATTACCAATATTTACATTTTGGTCTATTATGGGAATTAACTTTTTATTTTGGGTGTTTAGATAATGAACAGAAAAGATTATCCAGTATGGACAGGTGTAATAAATTACTTTCCTGATGCTCTTATGGAAATATCAAGAGTGAGCAAGATTGGAAATGAACAACATCACAAAGGCAAACCTTTACATTGGGATAAGAGTAAAAGTATGGACCATCTAGATGCATTAACTAGACATCTAATACAAGCAAAGGAAGATGATGATGATGGAGTATCTCATCTAGCTAAAGTAGCATGGAGAGCATTAGCAGCTTTGCAAACTAAAATAGACAATGAGCAGAAATGAAATATTAGCATATCAAGAAGGTTATAGAATGACCAAAGATGGAAAGCTATTAGGTAAAAATGGTAATCCTGTGAAAGGTTGGTTAAAGAATGGTTATAATATTTTTCAATTTAGAAATCCATTAGACCCAAAGAAACATATAAAGTTTAAATGGTCTAGATTACAAGCATATCAAAAATATGATGCATTGATATATGTAGAAGGAACAGTTGTTAGACATTTAAACAGTATTAGAAATGATGATACATGGGATAATATAGCAATAGGTACACAAAGTCAAAACTTAATGGACATGCCTAGAGAAGAAAGAATAAAAAAAGCAAGACATGCAGGTTTGCACAATAATAAAGAGTATAGAAATAAACACAAAAAACAATGAGGAATAGAAGTAGAATAATGACATTGATAAATGAGATAGAATCATTATCAGGATACAGAGTATTTGAAAACACAAGAAGAAGGGAAGTAGTAGAAATAAGGTCTTTATTATACACAGTACTAAAAAAGTTTTACAGATTTACCCTTAGAGAAATACAAGACTTAGCACAAGAGTATAATTATAACATAACACATGCAAGTGTAATACATAGTATAAAATCATTTGAGGTTTACAGTAAATACTCTCCACATATTCTAGATTGGTATCATGCAGTTGTAATTGACTTAGAAGAAGATTTA